CATAAGTCCTCTGCTGGCAATATTCATTACCTTGGCAATCATGGTGAGTTTACTTGGAGCGATTATAATGATCCTAAAGGATTTCATATCTTTGATACGGAAACGAGAAATCTAAAATTTGTTAGAAATCCATATACTATTTTTGAAAAGATATGGTATAATGATATTGATTACACTATAGATGATATTGCTTCTCATGATTACGAGAAGTATAAGAATAAGATTATAAAAGTAATTGTACAAAATAAAACTAATCCTTATTGGTTTGATATGTTTGTTGATAACCTAGAGAAGTGTGGTATTCTAGAACTGCAAGTAGTTGAAGATCATCTTAATCTTAATTTAGAGCAAGATGAAGATATCGTCAATGAAGCAGAAGACACTCTTACTATCTTTAAGAATTATATTGGCCAAATTAATACAAGCGATGATATTAAGAAAAAGATAGAAAATACTGTACACTCCCTATACGCTGAGGCATTGTCTACTGAATGATTGTATTTAAAAAGATTAGATGGAAAAACTTCTTAAGTACCGGTAATATTTTTACTGAAATAGAACTTAATAAGTCCACAACTACACTTATCGTTGGCGAAAATGGGGCTGGTAAATCAACTTTACTGGATGCTTTATCATTTGCATTGTTTAATAAACCTTTCAGAAAAATCAATAAACCACTACTTTTAAATTCTATTACAAAGAAAGATCTTGTTGTTGAGATTGAATTTTCTATTGGACATAATAACTACAAGATTATTAGAGGAATAAAGCCAAACGTATTTGAAGTTTACCAGAATGGTTCATTGCTCAACCAGTCTGCAGACAGCAAAGATTATCAAGAAATTTTAGAGAAGCAGATTCTTAAGATTAACTTTAAATCTTTCTGTCAAGTAGTAGTACTTGGTTCTGCTTCATTTGTTCCATTTATGTCATTACCTACTGGTCAACGCAGAGAGATCATTGAAGATCTTCTAGATCTGCAGATCTTTACTAGCATGAATACAATTCTTAAACAAAGAATTACAACTAATGCCGAAGATCTTATAAAGCAAGAAGCTAATAAAACTATTGTTGAAGAGAAGATAAAGCTTGTTAGAAGCCATCTTATTGAAGTGCAAAACAATAATGATAAAATCATTGCTGAAAAGAATGATAGGATTGCCCAAACAAATCTACAAGTAAATGATTTAAATGATGAATATTGGTCTCTTAAAAATAAAAGACAATCATTAGAAGAAAAAACTGTAGACGAAAAAGAACTATCCTCTTCTATGAAAAAACTTACAGCTCTTAAACATAAGTTTGAAGCTCATCTTTCATCACAGAAAGATCAAATTAAATTCTTTACAGATCATGATAATTGTCCAACATGTAAACAAACTATTGATGAATCTTTTAAATGTGATATGGTTGAAACTAACCAGCAAAAGGTGAAAGAACTAGAAGAAAACCTAGAACTTGTTGCCAAGAATTATATTGAAACAAATGATAAAATCAATGAGCTTATGAATATCCAAACTGAGATTAGTACTCTTAAGATGGAAGAACATAAACTTGCCACTAAAATTACATCTCTTGTTGATTATAGAACACAGTTAGAAAATGAAATCAATAGTATACAGAAGAATGTAACTGAAGATAAGTCAGAGCAATTAAATGCATTAGTCGATGAATTAAAAGAAGCTGACACATTACTTAATGAACTACATGATCTTAAACAAACATATCAAGCAGTTTCTGTGCTGTTAAAGGATGGTGGCATTAAAGCTAAAATTATTAAGCAATACATACCTATCATTAACAAGCTTATCAATAAGTATTTGTCCTCGATGGACTTCTTTGTCCAGTTTGAACTTAATGAGGAATTTAATGAAACTATCAAATCTAGATTTAGAGACGAGTTCAGCTATGCTTCATTCTCAGAAGGAGAGAAGATGCGCATTAATCTTGCTATATTGTTCACTTGGCGTGCTGTTGCTAAGTTGCGGAATTCTATCTCTACAAATATTCTTATTATGGACGAAGTAATGGATTCATCTTTGGATTCTAACGGGACAGAAGAGTTTATGAAGGTATTAACACAACTTGCTGCTGATACTAATACTTTCATTATTAGTCACAAGACTGATCAACTTTATGATAAATTTACAACAGTAATTAAGTTTGAAAAACACAAAAACTTTAGTAGGATAGTATAATGAAATTAATTATTGGGAATGATCCGATTTTTAAAGAAGAATGTCAAGAATTTGACTTTGCAAATCCACCATTTGATCCAATTGAATTCTCCAAGAATTTAGTACAATTAATGTATGATAACAATGGAATTGGTCTTGCTGCTAACCAAGTTGGAGTACAATATAGGATCTTTGCTATGAGAGGAAAACCTGCAGACTTTGTCTGTTTTAATCCTAGAATAGTGATGCCTTCAAATGAATTAATTAGTCTTGAAGAATCATGCTTATCATTTCCTGGGTTAATTATTAAAATAAAAAGACCTAAACACGTTCGTGTAAGATTTCAGAGTCCAACAGGTGAAACTGTAACTCAACAGTTTACTGGTATGACGGCTCGCGTTTTTCAACACGAATTAGATCATTTGAATGGTTTGCTCTTTTATTCAAGAGCAAATAGATTTCATCGTGAAAAGGCGTTCAAGAAATGTGGAATTATTTAAAGTTTAGTAACATTCAAATTGCTTTGAATTTAAACCCATTTACATGGGGATTTACACTTGAATATGGTGGTCCAACTACTATGGATCCAGGTATGTACTTTCTTGCATTTAAGGTTATAATGGTAAGAGTGAGCATAGTACTGGATGACGGGAGTTGGTAAATGAATATATTCTATATTGATGTTGACCCTATTAAGGCAGCCCAAGGTATGGTTGACAAGCATGTTGTCAAGATGATTCTTGAGTCTGCACAACTATTATCTACTGCACATCGTCTACTAGATGGTACGCAAGTCGATGGTCTTTCTAAGACTGGTCGTAAGGCTAAGCGTTGGATTCTACATGATGGTCGTCAGGATGTATTGTACCAAGCAACACACATCAATCATCCATCTGCTGTATGGTGCAGAACTTCTGTTCCTAATTATATTTGGCTTGTTGAGCACTTCTTTGCCCTTATGGGAGAGTACACGCATAGATATAATAAAAAGCATGCATGTGTAGGTGATCTTAGTTTTATGCTTCAATCACCACCCCATAATCTAAAAGATTATACATTCACTGTTATGCCATCAGCTATGGCTGACGAGTATAAAATTAGTGATGATCCATTAACAAATTACAGAAACTATTATAAGATTGGTAAGGCCACTATGCATAAGTGGACCAATCGTCAACCTCCGGAGTGGATTTAATGAGTAAAGACTGGGCTTTTGATATTGCTATGATGCATGAGAAGTATGGTGTTCGTCCTGTTGTAGAAAAGATGGATGCTGAAACTCTTAAGAAATTTCTCGAGTTTCGTGTTCGCTTCTTGGAAGAAGAACTTACCGAACTTAAAACTGCCAAGAATGCTGATGATGCCGTAGATGCACTTATTGATTTGTGTGTTGTGGCTATCGGTACTCTAGATGGTTTTGGTGTTAATTCCCATGAAGCATGGGATGCAGTTCTTGTTGCAAACATGAACAAGAAAGTTGGTGTGAAAGAATCACGTCCCAATCCTCTCGGCTTGCCAGATCTTATTAAGCCAGAAGGATGGACTGCTCCTTCGCATGAAGGTAATGAAGGTAAGTTTAAGGAAATCTTCTAATGTCAAGAGATGCTGATATTAAAGAACTTGGTGACCTTGGTGAAAAAATAGTAATGACTGTTTTAGAATCACTTGGTCTCCAAGTAATGCTCAGCGAAAATAAATATGATCGTGTAAAGGACATGATGGTAGAAGGGGAAACCCTTGAAGTAAAAACTCATACTCCTATTAAAAAATTTAAAGCATTTTGTATAGAACCAAGTCAATGGAAAAAACTTGATAATGTAGATAGACTCTTCTTTGTTGAAGTACCAGATTACGGTAAACCCATTATGGTATATGAAGCAGTCGAAAAAAACTATTTTACAAATCCATTCAAAGGTGATATAAAGAGATTCTATCCGTTAAATAAGATGCGTAAATTCAGTGTTATTCGTGATGCTGATTTAGAAAGAACCCTTCGTAATTATTCCGATTCTACTTACATTATAAGAGGTGAAAATGACCGAGCGCCATTCAGTACAAGTTCTAAGTGAATGTATTTCTTTGCAGAATGCAAAGGCAAACGATTATCAGAATAAGAATTCCCGTATCCTGCAGGCCGACTATTACACGAATGGTTGTGCTACTATTCATGATATTATGCATGGCAAGATGCTTCGCATGCAGTCAGTTATGGAAGCTATGCAGAATGATCCTAACTATAATCCT